CGCTATCCCCTGCAACTGCGACTCATTCGCAACTGTATCGTTACGCACGCCTGGCGCAGCAGCGCACCGTTGCCTACACGCAACACGCATGCCTTAGGAGACACTTCGGAGACCGGGGGTACGGGGGTGGGTGGGTTTTCTTTTGCGTGAGGGTGGGGATGGGTATACCTCTTTCCACTATACGCCGGAAGGACTTAACCGCTCGGCTTACCCTGTGAGCACGACCTTGACTTTTCCCACGAAACCGTGTAGGAATAGATAACGCTACTAGCAGGCACCCATGTCAGGTCTCCCACGCGCAGAACCAAACCCTCGGCTGGGGCCGAAAATGAACGCCCTCCCCGAAATGCGGCGGCAGTTCGTCATGGCCCTGATGAACCAGGGAACCCGGAACGCGACGATGGCGGCCAAGACCGCTGGCTACAGCCCCGGCAACTACGAGGCGCTTAAGGTCTCAGCCTCCCGGCTCATGCACGACGAGAGCGTGCAGGAGGCGATACAGGAGGAGGCCAAGCGCCGGATCACGGCCATGCTCCCTCTGGCGATCGAGACTGTCGCGACGATCATGGAAAATCCCCAGGAGGGCGGCGCCACCCGCCTCAAGGCCGCTCAGGTCGTCATGGACCGCAGTGGCGTTCACGCCGTCAGCGAGCGCATCACGCGCGAGGAGCCCCTGGAGCGCGACCCCGACCAGATCAAGCGCATCATGGCGCTGTCGCAGGTCTTGGGCGTCCCAATCGAGCAACTGCTCGGCACCCGCGTCAAGGCGATCACCACCGACGCCGAGTACACTGAAACCTCGATGGTAGGCTTGGAAGGTCTGATATGACCGAGGACCGGGCCGCGTTGCTGCGCCAGCACGAGGCTGCGCGGGCGCTTCGTCTCCGTGCCGACGCCGAGGCACGCAAGTGGCTCTGCGAGGAGCAGCGCCTCGCCCACATCCTATGGGGGTATCCATTCCCCGAGCACCCACATGGATATTGATGCACTCGCCGGCCTCAGCGACGATGAACTCGAAGCCACCCTCACCGCCCTCGTAGACCACAAGCGGTTCAACCTTCTCGACTTCGTAGACCTGTACGAGAAGCAGCGTGAGTTCATCGCGCTCGGTGCCCACAAGCAAGAGCGCATGCTGTTCGCCGGAAACCAGATGGGCAAGTCCTATGTGGGAGCCGCAGAGACCGCCTACCACCTGACCGGACTGTACCCGTCGTGGTGGACCGGCCGCCGGTTCGACCACAAGGTTCGTGGGTGGGCGGCCGGGGAAAGCACGACTGTCTGCCGTGACGTGGCGCAAACCCTTCTGTGCGGAGAGCCGGGTGTTGAGAGCGAGTTTGGTACGGGGCTTATCCCGAAGGCGCTGTTTGCTGATAAGCCCACGCTGGCGCGGGGCGCGGTCGCGGACGCTTATGATACCATTGCTGTGTGGCATCATACAAACGGCGTGCGAGACGGTATATCAACGCTACAGTTCAAATCCTATGAACAAGGCCGCAAAAAATTCCAAGGACGAACCTTAGACTTCGTGTGGTGGGACGAAGAACCGGATATGGACGTTTACACCGAAGGCAACGCCCGGTGGTCGGCCACAGGCGGGATGTCCTTCATGACATTTACCCCGCTCCAGGGGCGAAGCGAGGTCGTCAACCTATTCCTTGAAAGTCCCACGCAGGACCGGGGCTTCCTCGTGATGGGTTACAAAGACGCCAAGCACATGACCGAGGAGAAGATCAGGTCCAACCTCGCGAAGTACCCGAAGCACGAATGGGCTGCCCGCATGGACGGCACCCCCAAGCTCGGCGAGGGAGCGATCTTCGTCTACAATGAGGAGCACGTCAAGTTCCCCCGCTCGATGCCGGTCCCGGAGCACTGGCGCAAGCTGTGGGGCATCGACTTCGGTGTGACCCACCCGTTCGCTGGCGTCCTCATAGCCGACGACCGCGACCTCGACATCATCTACGTCCTCCACACCTACCGCGCGGCCAATGAACTCCCCCTTGTCCACAGCGAGGCGCTGAGAGCCATCTGCGCGGAGGCCCCGGTGGCTTGGCCCCACGACGGGGAGAAGCGCGAGGAGAACAAAAGCGGTGAGTTGGCACCGATGTACAAGAAGTTCGACCTCAAGATGCTCCCGAAGCACGCCCAGTGGCCGGAGGGTGGGTTCTCGACCGAGCGCGCCGTGACCGAGATCGAGCAGCGGCTCCAGAAAGCCGGCGGTCCCGGCGGCCTGCGCATCTGTGAAGACCTCGAAGACCTGTTCGGCGAAATGCGCCTTTACCACCGCAAGGACCGCCTCATCGTCAAGGTCAACGACGACCTGATCTCGGCGCTGTGCAAGGCGCTGATGATGAAACGCTACGCCCGTGTAGCGCCGCTCGGTTACACTCCACGGCCTCCACACAGGCCCCGCCCCAAACGTGGGCAGCGCCAGATACTCAACCCCTGGACGGGCCAACCCGTTTCCCCTTGACATCTAGGCAACAGGTGTGGCATATCTACAACGTCCCTGCGCGTCTCCCGTGGGGAGGGTGGGAGTGCGTAAGGCCGCGTGAAATCGGGGCACGCCGGGTGGTTCGTTCTCAGGGAGACAGGAGACACGCATGGCTTTTGAAGTTCTCGGTCGCGACGACCCCAGGTTCCCCAAAGGGAAAGACCTTGGCCCCGACCGCCTGACGCAGCAACAGATGGCCCACTCACGCAAGGTCGATGAGAAGGAGGTCTTCACTTCGGAGACTGTCACGATCTCAACCGGCCCCAAGAATGTCGCCCAGGATGTCGTGTTGCGCTTCCCACGTTCGGCCCGCATCGTCGAGACCCGCGACGACCTCGACAATGTGATCCACCGGGAGCGTGTCTGGACCGGCGGCAAGTTTGTCTTCGCTGTCTACGCCGACAACGAGCCGTGGCATAAGGCCGCCCGCGACGAATGGGAAAGCGCCGGCCGCAACGCGATCGACAAGTTCTGCGCGATGCGCAACCTCAACATCATCCACGGCCCCCGTGCCGAGGACACGAACCGCTACAACATCATGGCGGAAACCCGCGAAGAAATCACGGAGATCAAGTGATGCTGACCGAGGTGAAAGACGCCGATGTAGAGAGGTGTGAGTTCTTACGCGCCCTCGTTAAAGCCGTGGCAGAGAGTGTGGCGGAGACACGAAAGGATGGATTTTACAACACAGGCCCAGGAATAGGCGAAGCCACTGCAAACCTGATGCTCGCCTATCGGCACCTCGAAGACGCAAGCATGCGTCTCGGTAAAGCAGTCCAGGCGCTCGACGGTGGCGTGTCCGTCTACGATAAATCGACGGCGGTGATGTCGTGAGCGTGGAAAGGGTTTGGACCGCCGAAGAAATCCGAGAGCAGCAGGCGAAGAACGCCGCTGCGCTCGTCGAAATGGAAAAGGCCCGCCGCGCGAACGATCGCGTGATCGGCATCGCGACGACGGTGGATGGTCTGTTCGCCCTCACCGCCGAGGGCCGCATTTTCAAGCGGAATGTCGATCCCCGCGTCACCAACGACGGCCGGGGCGCCACCCGGTTCACTTGGGCCGAAGTCGAAAGCCCGCTGGCATCGTAAATGGCGTATGAAGTATACTCTGGGGACACACAAGATGAGCAGGCGTTGGTCGCCTACCTCATGCAGTTGTTCGGCTACGCCCGTATCCACCGGCTCAACTTCGAGCCGCAGTGGGAGGAAAGTGCGGCTCTGACTTGGCCGGAGTACCGAAACAGCTTTTCCTTCGGCCATGTGCGCACGCCGGGCGCCAAATACACGCAGTTCCAGGTGGACAGCACCGGCTCGATCATGTCGCATCGCTTTATGGCGATCGCCGACGCTCTCGTGACGCCGTTCAACTCGCAATGGTCCGAGGTTCGCGCGCAAGACCCCTACCTCCAGAAGCAGAAAGAGGCCCGCGCCTACTACCAGGAGATCACACGCATCGTTTGGGCCGAACGCTACCGCGCGATGGCGAATTTCCAGGGCCAGAACCAGCAAAACATGCAGGCGCTTGGCGTTTTTGGAAATATGGGCCTGTTCGTCGAGAAATTGGACAGCCGGCCG